TATCGGCTTTGCATCGCACATAGTCCACGCCTCGGACACGCACCACCGCGCCACCTCACGGGGATCTACCGCTCCGTCTGTGATCTCACCGGGCAGTTCGTCAAGGTCTTCGTACCGGTCTGCGACTGTCGGTACGGGCAGACAGCCCCAGCGGTTCCGTCCGTGCCCCGGTCCACAGTATATCGCCCTCGGCGGCATAGTAGTCCACGCGCCACCGGGTAGCGCCAGCGTCCAGCGTGCTGTCTCGCGAGGGGTCGGTGCCACGACGGGGCCTTCCTTGCGCAGCCTTGTCCACAGGGACTTGGGGTCTTCGTCCTTCCAGCCCAGTATGATTTCGGCGGTTGCAGTGGCGAGGTCGTGGTTACGGTAGGTTTCAAGCAGCAGGCGGCACCCGTCGTCCGGCTCGCACCACAAATAGCGTTCCGCCTTGAGGCCGGGATACAGTCCCAGTTCATGGAGGATCGTATTGGCGTATCCCGTTTTGGATCCCATACGGCTGACCGGGGGCTTTGCCCCCTCCTTGTGTAGCCTCAAACTGAGAGCAGCCGTGCCTGCACACAACTCCACGAACAAGCCGGGGGAGGTGCCTTCACGGGGTGGCAACTGCTTTCGGAGGGCATCCCTCAGTTCGTTGACCTTGAGCTTGCTGCGACCGTGGATTTTGGCTGACCGAGCAAACCCGTTCAGGCTGGCTCGTGTTGCGCCGTCAAGTTCTTCGTGGGTGTAGTAGTGCATGGTCAGCTTCTTACGTTCCAAGGGAGGCGGCGGGCGCGTGTTTTGCGAGCCTTCACGTTCGACATCATGCTCTCCATACGTGCCCCTACCGCTTCTCTACGCTTGGAACGTGGAACGTCCCGTAGGGCACGGTAGGCGAGGGCAAGGGACATAGCGAGGTCGTCGTGGAGGCCAGCGGGGGCTTCAGGGCTTACCTTGAGGATTTGCAGGGACCGGAGTTCCATCAAGGTGCTCTGGTCGAGCCTGAAGATCATCCCGTTGATGACGAACTCTCTCAGCGTGTCATAGGCGTCAATCTTCGACTTGTGTGTGGTCACCCACGGCTTCCGGTTGGCGTCGGTCCACACGTTCTTGTAGCCGAGAGTGTCCAGTTCACGGAGGACGGCATGGCCGTGGTTGTTCTGCTCGCACAGGATCAAGGGCGGGCCGTTGGTGGTCGTGTACTTCGCGGCGACCTGTACCAGTCTCTCGGCAAACTCGTGAGGGGCGATGGTGTTGTCCCGCTCCGTGTAGACCGGCTGGTACGTCATGGCTGACACGACCTGCATGGCCGAGTAGTCACCCCCTGTGCCGCCTGCGGGGTCAGCGCCTATGACGTAGTAGTCATCAAGGTCTACTTCCTCCAAGACCCTGTACGGCGTGTTGAAGTGTACCGTCTCGATGTCGGCAAGGGCTTCACTCGGAAGGTATGCGGACTTGGTGACCCCGATGAAGCACTCTTGCAGGGTGGCGGGGAACTCACGGCGGAACTTGTGCTCACCCAGCGTGGCTACCTGTGCCCGTCTCCAGTAGACCTGTTCGTTGGTCAGCCCGTGCTGGGTCTTCATCTTCTGCTCAGACGACGTACAGGCGAAGTCGGAGGGAACGGTGTGCTGGTAGGGGTGGTGTTGAAACCATGGAAGGAAGACGACCTCCCAGCCGTTCTCCGGGGCACCTTCAACGAGTCGGTGGAAGGCATCGCCGGGGGCGTTCACCGTTGTCTCGATGATGATGGGTCCGTCACCCACGGTGGCAAGAACCTGAGCAAGAACCTCGTCGGGGTCCGTGTAGAACGCGAACTCGGAGAGTTGTGCCCCGGTGAAGACGAAGGACCGTGTACCACCTCGACCACCTGTGGTGAACGCGGCGAAGCCTGCTCCGGTGTCGGCAAACTGTGAGTCGGTGGCTGAGTCTACCGACATGTCCCGCTTCAGGGCTTCCGGTAGGTCGGCCAGCCACTCCCGGTCCAGCTTACGGAGGTTGGTGGCACTTCGGGCATGGAACGAGAGGACGGCGTACTTGAGCGGGTCAAGGGAAGTGAACGCCTTGTGGAACTGGTACGCTCGGATCCCGACCGAGATTCCCATTTGCCGTGCCTTGACGACCAAGACCCGGTTGGACCGGTCCATGGCTGACCACACCTTCCGTTGAGCGGGCCACACGTTGAGCGGCACGTTCTTCTTCAACTGCTTGTCGTAGACCTTCAACATGCGGCAAAACAGTTCCCGGTCACCAAGCAGGGTGGTCAGCTTGCCCTGTAGCGACGTTGGAATGTTCGGCGGAAGCCACACGGTCACTCAGCCACCTCAACGTCAGGGACGAGGGACAAGATGGACGCCAGTTCCGCGATGGCTGGGTCAGTGGACTCGTCCGCGCCGTGAGTCTCAGCCAGCGCCTTCCGGTATTCCCTCCGGTCTGCAACCAACCACCGTGCCGTGTCCACCTTGGTCCGGTTCGGATCCTTGGCTGAGGTCAGGACTTCGTTCAAGGCGTCGAGGCTGGGCCTGAGCAGGTCTTCCAGTTCAGTCTCGATATCGAGCAGGGGTGAGGTCGGAGAAGTCGGGAGAGGGGCACCGACCCCTTCGGAGAGCACCATGTTGTGTGCCTGCTGCTCCAGTGCCCGTAGTTCTGCGGCTGGGATCTCCAGCGTCATCAAGTGGGTCTGACAGTTCTTACAGGTCCGCTTGCGGAGGACGCGGTTGTCTTCACGCCGGTCAGCAGGGATCGTCTGCTTCGTGGGGATGCGGTTCATCCCGCAGTTGGGGCAATCCATACAAAAGACTCCGGTGAAGGGTGGTCCTACTACCGGGGGGCTACCGTGCCCCTACCGCTGAGGGGCTGTGACGCCAGCCGTTACGCCCCCGTTACGGCGAGAGCACCGGTCTGACGGGTCTTTTCGTCCCTGTAACGGTGTAACGGCTACTTCAATAAATATTTAGTAGTTCATATATATAGAAGGATTGAGAAGGGGGGAGACATAGAGGGTCGCTACCAGTTGGCGACCAGCCGTTACAGCCGCACAGCCGTTACCGACCCCGAAGATGCCGACGCCTACGGCGTTCCCGCCGTAACGGTCCGCCGTTACCTACTTCATCCAGCCGCTACATGAAGAAATACTTGTGCATGGGTGTAACTCTGTGTTACACTTTGAGCAGGTCGCAACCACGACCCTCACCACCAACCACCGGAACCCATCATGCGTATTTCGCGCTCCAAGGCTGCACGCCTGACCCTTGACGCCATGGCTGACAACGTAGACGACCCTGACCGTCTCGCTCTCGTCTTCATTGACCTTGCTTTCATCTTCAAGGGCAAGAAGTCCATGCGGAAGGACAAGTTCTTCGACTGGCTCAACCTCAAGCTCGACTGAAACCACCCCGGTCGGCCCCTTCGGGGGTCGGCCACCAACTACCGGAGCACCCATGCCCAACCACCGCCTCCCACCTTCCAGTGTCACCCGTGTCGGAGCACACGAACTCGCAGTCCTTGACTGGATTGGCAAGCAAGTCGGCCTTCAGTCCCGCCGCAAGGTTCTCGACCACATTCTTCTCTGGCTCGGAGACGACGCTGAGGCTCTGGAGACGTTCAAGTCGGAAGTGTGGAGGGGTCAGCCCAACATGGTCGGCAACCAGACCTTCTCCGAGGCCGCTCAGGCGGCTGGTATGACCCTCCGTGAGTTCGCCGCTGAGGTCACGTCCGCGTGACCCTCGACTCACACACCCTACTCGTCATCGACCTTGCCATATGCTGTGCCTTCGGACTCGCCATAGTCTGCGGAGTCATCGCTGAACTCAACCACAGGAACCACTGATATGAACACCGACCACACCACTACCTACTCCCTTATCGACTCCACTTGGAAGGACGACCTCTCCGAAGGCATGACCCTTGGTGAGCCAGCCCACTATGGCGACGTTCTCACTCGGGTCGTCGGTGATCTCCTCCCCCTTCCCATTATCCGGTCCTCCGGGACCGCTGACTACGAGTTGGCTTGGTCGAGGGTCTGCACCGTGATGGAAACCTTGGGTGTCACCAAGATTCGATATGCCAACGTCACCGACTCGGTGAAGAACTCCCTCCACGTCCGCGTGGAAGACGCCCACGGTCGTCTCCCTTGGGCCATCGTCATCGAAAACGGTTGCTTCGTCTCCGAGAAGGACGGCAAGGTCATCGCCAAGGTCCACGAACTTGACCTGTGCTGAACGGAGAGATCCCCGCCGCCACTACCGGGACGACGGGGATCCAATCGCAACCACTGAACGTCCAACCACGGAGCATTCATATGAATAATAACCCATTTCAAGCCCTCTCGGTAGGTGTCAACCCCCGCCGACTCTCTCAGCTACTCTCCAAGTGGAAGGAAACCGCCGACGCCGACCAACTGCTCGCCATGCGGGACTTGGGGATCGACCACTGGCCTTACCTCTCCGCGATGAACGGCGGGGTGCTCGACCTGACCGTCCGTCAGAATACGGAGAAGGAAGACCGGACCTACACCGTCGCCCCCTTCCCGGTCCAGTCCATCCCCAAGGGTAGCCCTCTCCGCGAGGCGTTCACCTCTCCGTATGAAGGTGAGGTTCTGGTTGACCTCGACTGGTCTGCTTCCCACTGGCAAATCCTTGCCTTCCGGTCGAACGACGCTCAGTTGCAGGCTGACCTTCGTTCCGGTGACCTCTACACGACCCAGTTCCCCGGTGTGGCTCGCAAGGCTGCTAAGACCGGGCTGAACACCGTGCTCAACGGTGGTGGCTGGGAAGCCCTCGTGGAGTTCTTCACCGAGCCGGAAGCCAAGGCGTTCATCGACCGTGCCCGTGACCTGCTCAAGACCCGCTGGCCCAAGGCGAACTCGGAACTGTTTGACCTCCGCGACGAGGCTGTGTCTCAGGGCTGGGTGACGGAGGAGCGCAAGTATGCCGGTTCCGGGGTCGCCTTGATGCGTCTGGAGGCTGACATGCTCCGTGAGGCTGTGTCGGTTCCCCGGCTGGCTGAGGCGGGCGTCAGGGTCGTCCTCCCCCTGCACGACGGGATCCTCGTGTCGGTCCCCGCCGACAAGGCTGACAAGTTGGCTGTGGCTGTGGCGAAGGTCATGGTCCTGAAGTCCACCGGCTCCGTGGACGAAGCCACGAACCACCTCGATACTTGGGTCAAGTACGAGGTCAAGCAGACGTGGGGTGGTGACGGGGAGCAGTTGGTCGGTCGTGCCCTCCGTGCGGAAGCCCTCAAGGCGGTCACCAACCACGGGGATCCCCACGGACTCACCCTCGCCGTGTGTGCCATGAAGTCGGAGACTGACCGGGCACGCAAGGCACACCACCCGTCGTCCGTCGAAGGTCGGGCATACAAGTCGGCCATCACGGCGCGTGGTGATGCCGTCTCGTGGAAGACGGACTCGGCCATTCGCCACGATCCCAACGCTGTCCCTCCCATCGACCTCCCGCATGGGATCCCGAACTACACCAACATTTGCCGGATCGTCGGGCTGGACACCACCCTCCCCGCCCTCCAGTTCAACGCTCGGGAGTCCACGGCATACATTGGAGGCGACGAGGCCAACGACACCCTGATTCGCCGCACGTACTTCACGGCCCTTGAGGAACGGTACGGGATGCTCCGCGTCGGTGAGCAGACCCTTATGTCAGCGGTCTTCGACGTTGCCCGCGAGCGTGAGTTCGACCCGGTTCTCGACTACTTTGAAGGTCTGAAGTGGGACGGTGTGGAGCGCCTTGCTTGCTGGCTGGAGGACCACTGCAACGCTCAGGAGTTGTCTGACTCCCCGACCGGTCGCGATCTCGTCAAGGTGTACGGAAGCAAGTGGCTCGTGTCCATCGTGGCTCGCGCCTATGAACCGGGGTGCAAGGTAGACACCATGCTGGTCATCATGGGCGCTCAGGGCGCTCAGAAAAGCACCCTGCTCCGTACCATCGCCCCTTGCGGGTCATACGCCCCCGTCCAGATTGACCCGTCTGACAAGGACTCCGTTCTCCGTGCCTCCCGGTTCGCCATCGTGGAGTGGCCTGAGCTTGCCGGTGCCTCCAAGCGGGAGCAGGAAGCCCTCAAGGACTACTTCTCGTTGAACGAAGACCGTGTGAGGCCCCCGTATGCCAAGGGTGACCTTCGCATCCCTCGTAGGACCGTCTTCGCCGCCACGACCAACGAAGACGACTTCCTCCGCGACCCGACTGGCTCTCGCCGCTACTGGCCCATCAAGGTCGGGAACATCGACATTGACGCCATCAAGGAACACAAGGACCAGTTGTGGGCCGAGGCCGTTGACCTCTACAAGTACCTGACCGCTGAAGGCAAGGACCACAAGTGGTGGCTCAACGAAGCTCAGGACGCGGAACGGAACCGTCAGGCTTACCACTTCACGGCTGACGACCCGTTCGCCTCGGCGGTCTGGGAGTGCCTTCGGGATCACAGCGGCGCGGTGACCGTTGACGAAGTTCTGGAACACCTCGACGTAAAGCCCTCCGACCGCCCCCGTGTAATCCGTGGTATCCGCGCCACCTTGAAGAAGTTCAACTGCAAGTCCAAGTCAGTCCGTGAGGACGGAAGGGTGACCCGCAAGTGGGTCTGCGACGTTCCCGCCCGCAAGGTTGACCGTGGGAACAAGCTGGACAACATCATCGACTTCGCGGAACTCTAATGGTGGCACCAATGACCAACGACGTAGGCGACAGCGATGACCCCGCATGGGCTTGGTACTGGGACGAGGTAGCCAAGGAAGACGCTCAGGACGCACGAGGCCGTCCCGGTGTCCACGACCCCCACGACCTGTGGTTCCTTGAGGACCGCGTAGAAGCCATGTACGCCCCTCCGTCACCCTACGGGGCACCGGTACGCCGGGACTTCCGTAGGATCGTCAGGTGGCTCCCCTTACCTGACCGGGAGGTCATCTCGTTCGCATACAAGGAAGGTAGACCACGCGGCACGGCACGGTGGGTGTCCTTCAACGTAGAGCACGAACGCGACCTCACCCAGCAGCGGTGGTCTATCGCCCTGAAGCGTGCGGAGGAGTGGGTTGTCCACCTCGCCAACGTCTACAAGGACGCCGGGTCGAAGGGTTCGCTCAGGGGCGCTCTGAAGCGTGTTGAGTGGCCCGACGTTCTCACCGCCTACGTTGACGCAGGCTCCACGGCAAAAGCCTCCAGAACGGCGGGGTGCGCCCAAGACACCGTGTACCGAAGGGTCAAGGCTATGTCGGAGACTGAGCCGATGGTCGCAGCCCTAATGGAGTGGCACAGGCAACCCGCCCGCGACCTTGCCCGTCGTCTTCGTCATCGCACTCACCCCAAAAACAGGACACCCCGAAAAAAGTTTCAATAGTTCGTTTATTCACCCCCTCTATATGTAGAGAACCCCAACCACACGGAAAACTACCATGCAGAACTCATTCTGGACCCAGACCCACAAGCAGCAGACCCACGGTGAAATGATCCTCGACGCCATTCGTCAGGGATGGTGCCACTCGGCTGACCTCGTAGCTCTCACCAAGTCCCGCAACCTTCAGGCTCGCATCTCAGGTCTGGAAGCAGACGGCTGGACCATCGAGCGTCGGGGATCCACAGACCGTCGTGACGGCGTGGAATACAAGGCGACGACCTTCACCGCTCGTGTCAAGACCGGACCCAAGCAAATCCACGTCAAGGTGCCCGTAGGGTGCCCCGCCGAAGCCATCAAGGAAGCCAAGGAAGCCGCTGCACGCATCATGCAGGAAGCCTGTGACGCCGCAGACGAGGACCGTGGCATTGGCATCATGGAGTTCTTCGCGCAGTTCGGTGACCGAGACTGACATGAAGAACCACACCCTGAACCTGTTGCTCCGTGGAATCAACCACGAAGGCCCCCTCCCCAACGACCCACGCGACCTTTTGACTCCACTGGAGAAGTTCCATGACCGACTTCATCACGCTCTGCTTCACCTTCGCCCTGATCCCGCTCACGTACCACACAGTGAAGGAAGCGAGAGCCTTCCTCGCGTGGGCGAAGGAAGACGAGACTCTTGAGCGGAAAGAGCCGCTGAAGTGGACCGAGCCTGACCCACCGGGTTACAAGGACGTATAGACGCCGCCAGCCAAGAGCGTGTCACTGACCCCCACCTGTTTCGATAGGTGGGGGTTTCTCTATTTAGAGAAGTCGTACTTCTCGTATCCGCCACCCTTGGGTGCCCACAAGGTCTGCTTCCGGTTGTGGGCGGTGCTCAGTCCAATGTGGAGGTGACCTCCGCGACCGGGGGCGTAGGCGATGGCTTGGTCGAACGGAATGTCCGTGAGCATCACCGCCTCCATAAGCGCATGGGCGTCCAGCCCCGTCACCTTGATGTCCGCCGCAAGTCCGTACCGGTGAGCGGAGGTCTTGGAGCCTTTGATGGCCTTGTTCAGCGCCTCAGTACGGAACCCGGACGTGACACGCACTGGCTTGCCGAGGTGACGCCTGAGCGGGTCGAGGACCATACTGCACAGCGCCTTGAGGTTGACCTTCTGCTCGTTGCTCGGAGTGTTGTCCATACCGAGCCGTGAGGCTGTGGCACTGGAGGTCAGTTCCTTCCACGAGAAGAACTCTCCCGGTCTTCCGTCAGGCATTGGTATCAGCCACAGCATCGAACAGTCCCATTTGTCGGTCATCGAGTTCGATGCCTTCAAGGATATGGGCTGAGATCAGCAGGAGGTCAATGCCGAGTTCCCGGCGCTCCTCCCGGTCCAGACCGTCCTTGGACATTCTCAGGGTTTTGGTAAGCAGTCGGAGGATACGCCCGACTGGAATGTTGAGGTTTCCGTGCTTCACGAGGACTTCTCCCCCTTGCAACGCCACCGTCTACGACTGAGACGGAGTGGGCTGTTGGGATCGTTGGCGGCTTTCTTGTTCTTACGCATCTGACCCATGGACCGGGCACAGTACGCATCACCCTTCTTCGTACCGGGCTTGACCTTGGCACCCTTGGCACCGTAGCTGACCTTCTTGCCACCCTTGGTGACCTTGACGCGGGCTTTTCCCTTGGACGGTTTCGGCATCTACTTCGCAGCCTCACTGTAGGTGCATTTGGACTGAGCGATGGAGGCATCGAGACGGTCCATGATCCTCTGGTGCTCGGCGTGGTTGCGAGCGTTTAACTCGTCCACCTGTTCAAAATGCCGGTCGATACTTCGCTGAAGCATCGGCACGAACATGTAGACCATGAGACGGTAGATGCCGATGCCAACGAGAAGGCACGTAACGATGGCACCAAAAGGCCCAGCCACTAAAGGGACCAGTTCATCAAGACTCATCTTCGCTTTCTCCTATACGGGCCGGAAGGCACGCCAACGTAGCCGCCTCCGGTATTATTGTAGTTCGTACCGTAGGTTTTACGCCAACGGTCGAAGACAAGCGCGGCTTGGGGCAAGGACATCAAGTCAGGCCGATTCCTCCAGTCCCGTCTTCGTATTGTCGCCACGGCTGGCTTTAAGGGTTTACGGTAACCCTCAGCGCCTCAAGCACCGCACGAGCGATGATCCTGCTGTTGGCGGCGGACGGGCTGGTTCCCGAGGCGGGATCATAGAGGTCGAGCCATTCGGCGGCGGCGTCTACCGGGACGAGAACTGGGATAAGGTAGCCCTGCGTATCAATCTGAGAGCCGTCGGTGTCGGTGGCTGAGACAGTCTCGATTCGGGCTTGGGCGATATCTACGAAGATTTCTGGCACGGTTCAACTCCAGTCGATTGTGGCAGCAATATAGCGAAGCTGGAACCGCTGAGTATCCCCGGCTCCGATACTGATAGCTGAGGTCTTAGGCCCCACGCCGACCATGACGTGAATGTCTTGAGTGCCCCCGGCACCGACAGCGTTGCGATTTGAGATGCGACTGCCCATGGCCTGACCGGCCTCGCTGTTGTTGAGGGCGACGTAGAGGGAGCCGCCAAGGCTGTTGTTGCTTCGTAGAGCGGTATTGATTGTCTTTTGGAGCGCCGCTGCCTGACTGACAGTCTCCGCACTGTAGGCGTACGCACCTCCACTGATTTGCGTGGTTGAGACCTTATTGGCCGCGCCTCCGACCGCTCTGATGAGCGCCACGTCTGTGCTACCGGGCTGCTCTGCCACGGTCAAGATGACCTTACTCAAAAAATCATCTGTCCTGCTGGCCTCCATCTCAGAATGAAATGCGAGGCAATCGGTACTTACAACCTGCGTTGTCGATAGAATCAGCTTTTTGTACCAGCGCGGAGCCCTCTGGGAGCCTGAAGCAGTGCTCCAGTTGTAGTTGGAGGAGGCCCCAGCAGCCTCCCACGTTACCGTATTCCAGCCCGCGCTGTGGGTGACACTCTGAACCAAATTGTCCGGGTCGTAGAGCGTCCAGCCGTCAGTGAGATCAACGAGCACTGGAGTCAGGTCGGCCAGAGAAGTGCCACCACCACCGCAGGGGATTGGGCCACCGCTTGCGCCAGTGTTGTAGTCAAAACAAGGGATGACTGGCATCGACTACTCCTGCCAAGTGAGGATGGTGCGAGCCAGCGTCGGGTTTCCAGTCCCGTCGTCAACCTTGGCGAAGACGTAGAAGATCCCACCAACGGCGGTCTGGAACAGGGGGAGGTTGATGGAGAACGCCGCTGACTTCGTGGTCGCGTCCGTGATCCCAGCGACGAGGGGGGCAACCGTGTCAGGCACCAAGCTCAAGTTCCCCGTAGAGTCAGAGCAAATTCTGACCGTAACGGTGGTCGGGCTACCGGCACTGTTCAACTGAATGAACAGACCGTTGATGATGCCCGAGAAGCGCCGACCAGCCTGCAAGGGGGCCGGGAGGTAGGCGTTCAGGTCGTGAGCGTGGGACTTGGTGACCCCGAAACCGGTCGTGAGAACCTGTGCCCCTGCGACCGTGGAGTCGTGCTTGAATCGAACGATATGGGATGGCATTGACCTCTCCTTCGTCTACTGCTTGGAAGTCTCTACATACCGGGCAATACCGCCGCTCTAACGCCCGGTCGCCTTCCGCACTTCCTCACCCATACGGCGCTCCGCGACCTCCAACTCGGTCATGCCACCTGTGGCGACCCCAAGTTCCGGCTGCACCCCGTACATTTTGTAGGCTTCAAGCAGGGGGTCGGCACCCAAGGTACGTGCCCACTCCATGTCCTTCTTGAACTGCTTGCGACCCTCGGGAGTCATCTTGTAGGTGTAGGACGCCTCGATTTCTCGCGGACCTTCACCGAACCGTGCAGGACGACCAATCTTGATGGGAGTGATACCGCCCGTCTTCGGATCGACGTTGGTTGCCTCCAGACCGTACCGCTCAACCAACACGTCCCACGGCTGCATTGGAGACAAGCCAGTCGGGTCGGTGTAGCCACGCTCGGCAAGGGAAGCCATCAACATGACCTGTAGGACTTCATCGTCCTTGGTCAGTTCGGTCGGCTCACCCTCAATCCACGTCGAAATGCCACCGCTGACCATACCGAGTGCTCGTGTCGGTCCAGAGCCTCCGACGACAGCCTTAGCGGCGTCCACAACCGTATCCGGGTCAGCACCCTTGTAGTAGATGTCAGCGGCGAGTCCGGCTGTGTAGGCTGCTGCTGACGGGCCATACATGTTGAGCCGTCCCATACCAAGCGGAAGCTCAAACCCGGCCAGTTCCTCGTCGGTCCCGTAGGTCCGCTGAACGTAGTCCTGCTTGGCTCGCATCCCTCTCAGGATCCGCATGGTTTCCTGCGGACGGCTCAACATTGACTCCAGACCCGCCACCGCCGTCTGACCGGAGGCCACAAGCGGCTGTAGAAGCCGTGCTGCTCGACCCGTACCAGCGGGCTCAAAATCGAGGACGGCATCGCGGGCGATCTCAGCGGCACGCTCAGGTGTGCGACCCTCCTTCAAGGCAACGGTGAAGACCTCACGGCGGAAAGCCTGCTCCACCTTGTCCACCATCGACGGAAGCATACGAGCAAACCGGCTGGCGTACTGTGTGGCCCTCTGTGCGCCTCCCAGTGCCTTGTTCCCCTCCATAGCGACCCCAAGGTCGGCAAGAAGGTCGGAAGCCAACCGTCCGCGCCTCGCGGAACTCAGGCGGGTGCTTGCACCCACACCGAGTCGGGCGACTTCCTCGTTTACCTGACGCTGTGACCACGGACGACCGGAAGCCTCAAACAAGGTGTCATCGAGGGTCTTACCTGCTCGTCGGAGCGGTGCGGTAGCGGCACCGAAGGTTGTCTCGATGGCCCTGACGGCACCCTGCTTGGCAAGGACGGCGATAGCGGGGCCGAAGGTGGCCTTCACCAGTCTCGTCGGCTCGTTCATCGAAACGAGGTCGGCACCGGCACGCACGAAGTCGTTGAGGTATCCGAACGCTGCTGTGAAGGTGTCCTTGTCCATAGGGTTCTTGGCACGCTTCACAACGTCTGCGGCTTCAGCGAGCTTCATCATGCCGTCAAGCTCCTGAGCCTTACGGAGCACTACGTCGCCCTGTGGGATCAGCAAAAGGGCGTTCAGTTCTTCGGGAACCTGTAGCCACGACCCCGGCTGGTCGAGAAGACGGTTGGCGACCTCACGACCGTCCATGCCTTCATCGAGGTACTTGACTCCGTAGGCTCTCAGGGCTTCACCGACTGAGTTGAGGACCGCTTGATACTGAAAAGCCTCGTCGGCACCACGCATCACGACCCCTTCGGTGCCCGCACCGAGCGCGAGGTCCATCATGCCGTCTAAGCCGGGTGCGTGAGCGTAGGTGGTGCCCTGCTCGATGATGTCCGCCATCGCCCGAGACGCCATCGCCTTCGCCTGCGTCGGGTCAAGCCCACGGAGGCCGGGAGTCATACTCAGGTCCATGCCGGGGTTGTCCTCAATGAACCTCTGAGCGACATTCCGTACCGTGACCCAGCCTTCCGCCTCAAACAGACCGTTGGCGAGGGCGGAACCGAAGTCCTTGGGTGCCAGTTCTCGGATTGACTCCGGTGCAAGGCCCTGAGCGATCTCGTCAACGCGCCTCAGACCCTCCGAGGACGGCACCGACTCCATGATGCGGCGCACCTCCGCGTTCCGCCTCAGTGCGGGAGCGAGAGGTCCGTACAGGGGCGAGAGCGTGTTCATCCACGCTTCCTCGATGAAGTTGTCGGACAACCGACCAGCCTTGGCGGTCAAATCTTGACCGACCTTCAGGAACGGGTCAGGGTCACCGGCCTTGCGGGATGCCTTCAAGGCGTCAGCGACCCGCTTCGGGACACCGAACGTCTCCTTGCCAATGATGCGACCCATTTCCTGATACACAGCGGGGGCACCCTTGGCGTTCCCGCCGAAGGCACCCATGACACGGCCCGCAATGTTCCGTGCGGCAACACGCTGGAGCGGTGTACCGACTGCGGCATCGAGTTCCTTGCCAATGTTGGCGAGTCCTTCGCCCAAGGCCCGACCCGTCGTGGGATCACGGGCGAGTCTCAGGTAGGCGTCCGACTGGAGTGCTTCTGTGAGTCTGGAAACCTGATCAGGTCTGAGATCACGTTTTTGTCGGACAGCATCGCTGAGATCATCCCAAAAATCTGATCTCAGGTTCACAGGGAACATGCGCTCAATGGCTGCGAGCGTCGGTTTGATCTTGTCGGCAACGACCCGGAAGCCCTCACCGGACTGCTCGATGGTCCCAGCAAGGTCTTTATCGACCGCCTTCCGCATCGCGTCAGCGATCCTACGGGGAATCATCACACGCGAGGTCACGGCTACCATGTCTCGGGGAACCATTTCACCGAGCGCCTTGCGGGTCATCTCAGCGACCCGTGCCCGACCTTCAACTGCTCCGACACCCTCAAGGGCTTCGTCGGCCTTGTTCAAGATGGCTCGCATGGCCGAACCGGTGCCCGCCCTGCCGATATCGAGGACGGACTTGTTTGCCGGGACCACAAGGTCTACAGCCTTCCGTAGCTGACGGGCCGTGGAGGCCCCTTCGATGGCTTTTGTCATGGTGGGCGGTACGCTGCCCCCTCCAAGTGCTCTCGCGACTCTCGTAGCCGCCTGACGGGCTTTCAAGAGGTCGTCGGTAGCCTTGATGGTGGCGTCAAACACGCGCTCAATGTCCGAGACACCCTGAGCGATACGCATTTCACTGAACGCTTGGTTCAATCCGACCTGTTCAGCCTTCTTGGCAACCCACAGGGCCGACTTGGAGCCGGGTGCGACCTGTTGAGCGAGTCGAACAAGGTCACCGGCTTCTTCCCCGGCGATCTCAACGGCATCGACAAGGGCACGGGGGCCTACAGCCTCACGGGCGACCACCTCACCCATGGCTGCAACGACATCATCACCCTTCTTGGCACCCCGGATAGCCTCACGGGCCACCTGACCACCGAACATACGGCTTCCGGCGACATAGGTGAGGCCAGCATCGACCAGCGACCCAGCAGCCTTGGTTCCCTTGACGACCTTGCCTCCAACGAAGGTCAGGTCTGGGATAGTGAGGTCTGCGAGGGCACCACCGTAGTACGCCGCTGACTCGGACCCGTAGTGTTCCTTGTAGACCTCCCGTAGCTCAGGCATGTCCACAAACAGGTCTTTCATCGTCCGACCTACCGTGGCGTTGCGGACGATTTGGTCATTCCAGTCGAGGGTTGGGTCAGCCACCCGAAGACCGTAGGGATCCATTTCCTTCGCGGCTTCGGAGGCATAGTCAACCGGCCCGAAGGTGGGAACGGTCAGACCTTCGGCGGCGAAGCCCGCGATGATCTCAGGGACACCGAGGTCAATCAACTCTCGCTTGGGTGTTTCAGCGATATCGAGGTCGAACATTCCTCTGGTGATTTTGTTGACCGGACCAAGCCCGAGCACACCACCAGTAGAGAAGGTCGAGGGATAGTATTCGTCGCCAGTCAGTCCACGGATCGTCTGCTCGGCCCGGTACGACAAGTCCTCGGTGTCTCCTTCCTCGTAGGTCAGCACCTCTCGGGCGGCTACCTCAGCGGCACTGGCGATAGAGTCGCCCACAACCCGCACGGTGGCACCCAGCGGTGTCTCCACGCCCTGCAACGAGAGCCGCATAGCGTCGGGGAGGTAGTCAGCGTAGGACTCCTCACCTTCCAGTGATGCCTTCGCCTGTGCTCTCGCCAATGCCTCAGCCGTCATGGTGGGACGGCGACTCAGAAGGTCGTCAACGGACTGCTTCGACTCAGGGAACCAGAACTCGTATGCGGTCTGGAGGATCCCCGTCTGTTCCTGTTCGGTTGGGGGGATGTCCACCCGACCACCGGGAGACACAAGGGCACCCGCTCCAGCCTGAGCCTCAAGGCGAGCCAGTTCCGTCAGGCCCGCCTGCTGTTCCGGTGTACGGGCAAGCTCACCGGTCTTGGAAGCCTCGACAGCCTGCTCAACGACTTCCTCGACGGACAAGGAAGGCTGGACAGTCTCAGGTGCCTCAACCAGACCCACCGGGAGAGGCTGCACCCCTACAGGTAGTGCCTCTGGCTCCGGTGCAACACTACCTGTAGTGTCTGGTGCCTCAAATGACCCCAGTGTCTCCATGATCTCGTCGTCAGTAGCGTCGTCGGGGAAGGTGTAGGTCACACCCTCAAATACGATTGGCTTCGTGCCCATGGGTCACCGCTTGTTCGGGTTTCGGATGAGTCGTCCGTTCGCGTCACGGATGAAGTCGGAGGTCGTGTCGATTTCGATATCCGTGGTCCCGAGGTCCATCATGGGTGCGGTGTCGAGGTTGACCGGGGCGACCCCTTCTGCTTCCAGACGGCGAGCCTCCAGACGGGCGGCTTCCTCCGGGGTCAGCGGAGCGAACGGAGAGCCTGTGACGGGGCCTGCAAGCCCAAGGGTGGGCGGTGCCCCCGGTGGTGGCGCTCCAGCCTCTACAGTAGGCGTGACGGGCGGGAGAGGGCGTTCACGCTCACGCTCACGGAGAGCACGCTGACGACGCTGGAGGTCTGCGAGTTGGTCGTACTGACCACGCTCGGCAAGGGTCAAGGCAACCCCACCAACGGACGGCCCAAGGAACTCCCGACCTTCGTACCGACCTGAGACTGCAACGAAGCCGTCTTCGGTACGCCGGTAGCGAGGCTTGGTGGCGTCACTCTCGTCTACAAACTCGTAGCCAATGTCACCGGGGCCGAGTGTGATCTCAGCAGCAGTCGGGGGAGTCTCCGTGATCTCAGCAGGAACGGGCTGGTCTACGGGTTCGTCAATGATCTCACCGGGGGCTTCTTCAACAGTCGGAGCGGTGATGGGCTGTGCGTCTACTTCATCCCGCACCCTCTGGAGAACCTGCTCACGGGCAACAGCGGCTTCGGCAAGCTGGTCGCCTTCCTCAGCTACAGCCCTCTCCTCGTCACCGGTAAGCGGAGCGACGACCTCAGCAGGCTCACCCTCACCTTGAAGTCCACCCTTGACGATCCCGTCACGACGGAGCTTGAGGGCGATAAGATACTCGACGGAGCGTTCGATGTTCTCGGGGGAATACTTTTCCTGACGAGCCTCGTTGGCTTCCCGCTTGGCCTCACGAAGCCCCTTGCGGTCCTCACCCTTCACAGCACTTCGGGCCGCACCGTAAGGGGTGGTCATAAGGGGTCCA